CGCCGGCCCCGCCGTCAACCGCGTTGGGCTCATGCGCGGATTTTTTGCTGGTGTCCGGGAGCATTGAATTCGGGCGCCCAATCAAGGAATTCAAGTTTGGTCGGAAAGCATGGCGGTGCCCGACCGGGCGCCGGCCGCAAGAGGAAGGGGACGACCTCCCCCTCCGCGGTCACCGAGCTCGATCTGCGCGCCGCGATGGCGACGCCGGCGCCCGACGAGGTCGAGCCGGTCGCCTCGAAATACGCCGACGCCGCGGTCGAGACGCTCTTCAAGGAGCTGATCGCCGGGCAGAGCGATGCGGCCCGCGTCGCCGCGGCCAATGAGATTCTCGATCGCGGCTGGGGCAAGCCGACCGTCGACAGCGGCGGGGATCTGCTGCTGCCGCTCTTCGGCACCGCGCCGGCGCGCGCGCTGCCGAGCGACATTCGCACCAGATGCCGGCGCCTCACCTCGCTGGCGATCGAGACGCTGCACAAGATCGCGACGAGCAGCACCAGCGAGAGCGCGCGCGTGAGCGCCGCCCGTTCGCTGCTCAGCCGGGGCCTCGGCGCCGTCGCGCCGGCACGGGTGCCGGACGATCAGGCGCTGCGGAACCTCGGCAAGAAGGCCGAGGCCGAGCGCCTGGCGAAGACGCCCGACGCGGCGTCCCCGATGGGCCAGCTCATGAACCGCCGCGCGCAGGAGCTCGGCGCCAGCGGCAAGCCGCACTGAGCCGCCGGCGATGTGGAACCTCAGCTGCCTCGACTGGGAGGAGCGGCTGCGCACCGGCCGCTCCCTGGTGCGCGAGGATCTGCCGCTCTTCCGCGCGGAAGCGGACCTGGCGGTGCAGTTCTTCAACGAGCTGCGCCTGCCCGACGTCCCCGGCAATCCCAAGATGGCCGAGGCCGCCGGCGACTGGTTCCGCGAGATCATCGCCGCGCTCTTCGGCTCGCGCGACCCGGCGAGCAACACCAGGATGATCGAGGAGATCTTCGCGCTCATCGCGAAGAAGAACTCCAAGACGACGAACGGCGCCGGCCTGATGGTGGTGGCGCTGCTGATGAACGTCCGGCCGCTCGCCGAGTTTCTCTTCGTCGGGCCGACGCAGGCGATCTCCGATCTCGCTTTCAGCCAGGCGACCGGCATGATCCGGCTCGATCCCGAGCTCAACAAGCGCTTCCACATCAAGGAACACGTCAAGGATATCAGCGACCGGACGAACGGGGCGAAGCTCAAGATCAAGACCTTCGACCTCGACATCCTGACCGGCCCGCGGCCGGCGGGCGTTCTGCTCGACGAGCTGCACCTGCTCGGCAAGGATGCGGACGCGGCGAAGGTGGTGCGCCAGCTGCGCGGCGGCCGCCAGGCGACCCCCGAGGGGTTCCTGGTGATCTTGACGACACAGTCCGATGAACCGCCCGCCGGCGTCTTCCGCGAGGAGCTGATGATGGCGCGCGCCATCCGCGACGCCGCGCGCAGGGCACGATGCTCCCGGTGCTCTACGAGTTCCCTGAGGCGATCACCAAGGAAGGAAAGAACCGCGAGAAGCCGTGGCAGGATCCGGCCGTCTGGCACATGGTTCTGCCGAACCTCGGCCGCTCGCTGCGCCTCGACGCGCTGGTCCGCGACTGGGAGGCCGAGCGGCTCAAGGGCGAGAACGCAACCCGCATCTGTGCGTCGCAGCATCTCAACATCGAGGTCGGCCTCGCGCTCCGCAGCGACCGCTGGGTCGGCGCGGATCATTGGGAAGCGGCGAGCGAGCCCGGCCTCACGCTCGAGGCGTTGCTCGAGCGCTCCGAGGTGGCGACGATCGGCATCGATGGCGGCGGCCTCGACGATCTTCTGGGCCTCGCCGTCCTGGGCCGCGAACGCGGCACGCGGCGCTGGCTGCTCTGGGCGCATTGCTGGGCGCACGAGATCGCGCTCGAGCGCCGCGCCGACATCGCGCCTCGGCTGCGCGACCTGGAGCGCGCCGGCGACCTCACGGTGGTCAGCGTGCTCGGCGACGACGTGATGGAGATCGCCGACATGGTGGAGCGCGTCGCGGCTTCCGGGCTGCTGCCCGAGAAGAACGCGATCGGCCTCGACCCCGTCGGCATCGGTCAGATCGTCGACGAGCTCGGGGCGCGCGAGATCGCGCCGGAGCGGATCGTCGGGATCAGCCAGGGCTGGAAGCTCTCGGGCGCGATCAAGACCTCCGAGCGCGGCCTCGCGGACGGCACGCTCGTCCATGGCGGCCAGGCGCTGATGACCTGGGCGGTCGGCAATGCCAAAGCTGAGCCGCGCGGGAACGCGATCACCATCACCAAGCAGGCCTCGGGCTCGGCGAAGATCGATCCGCTCATGGCCGCCTTCAACGCCGTGTCGCTCATGTCGATGAACCCGGAGGCCTCGGGCCGCAGCGTCTACGAGCGCCACGGGCTCGTCGTCCTCTGACACGCGAACGCCGTTCGCCTCGGCCCCGGAGCCACGCGATGCCCCGTCTCGCCCGATTTGCCGCGCTTGCGCGGGACGCCGCCGGCCTCGCTGGCGCCGGCCTGATCGCCTACGGCGCATGGCTCTTGTACGCGCCGGCCGGCTTCATCGCCGGCGGCGCTCTGCTGATTGCGGGCGCGCTGCTGCTGGCGCGGGGCGAGTAGGATGGGACGCGGCCTCTTCGGCGGCATCGCCCGCGGAATGACGCCCCGCGCCACGAGCGCAGGCGTCCCGAGCTACGGCATGATCCCGCCACTGGGCTCGGTGCAGTCGGCCTCTGGGCTGCTGATCAGCCAGGCGACGGCGATGGCGGTCTCCGCCGTCTACCGCGCCGTCTATGTCCGCGCTCATGACATCGCCCGCTGTGCGCCGTCGCTCTTCACCGAAGCCGGCAACGGGACGCGGACGAAGATCGATCCGGAGGACCATGCCGTCGCGCAGCTGATGGTGCGGCCGAATCGGGTGCAGACCTGGTTCGAGTTCATTCGCGACATGTGGGTCGCCTATCTGCTGCGCGGCAACGCTTACGCCGCGATCCTGCGCGATAGCCGCGGTGATCCGCGAGAGCTGATCTGGATCAACCCGGACGCCGTGCTCGTGCTCGAGGCGGCGGATGGCTCGTGGTTCTACAACGTCAACCGGATCGGGCTCTTCCAGATAGCGATGCTACGCGATCTTCCCATCGCGATCCCGGCCGAGGATATCCTTCACGTCCGCGGCATCAGCTTCAACATGCTGATCGCGGCCTCGACGATCGGCCTCGCTCGGGATTCGATCGGGCTTGCCATGGCGCAGAACCTGCAGGCCTCGCGCTGGGTCAACAACGGCGCGCGGCCCGCCGGCGTGCTGCAGACGGACAAGACGCTCTCCGATGCGGCGTCGAAGCGCCTCAAGGCGCAGTGGGAAGAATTCCAGGCCGGCGTGCAGAACACCGGCCGCACCGCGGTGCTCGAGGAAGGCCTGAAGTGGCAGGCGCTGCAGCTCACGGCGGTGGATCTGCAATTCATCAATCAGCAGCAGATGTCGGTGCAAGACATCGCGCGCTTCTTCGGCGTCCCGACGCGGAAGCTCATGCAGCCGGATACCTCGCGCGGCTCGACCATCATCCAGGAAGACCAGAGCTACGTGAACGAGACGGTGGCGCCCGACCTCGAGATGCTCGAGCAGAAGCTGGAGCAGACGTTCGGGCTCCGCGAGGAGGGCCTCGGTGTCGATCTCGACGAAAGCCCGCTGCTCCGGGCCGATCCGCAGACCCGGTACAACATCGGCCGCATCGGCATCCTCTCCGGCATGATCTCGGCGAACGAATGGCGTCGCGGCGAGCGCCTGCCGCCGGTACCGGGTGGCGATGAGATCCGCGCGCCGTTGAACCTCGCGGCCCTCGGCAGCGATGCGACCGGAACCGCGCCGGACGGGGCAGGGCGGCCGCCGCAGGGTAAGGAGCCGGCGCCTGGCGTTCCCACCTCCGGCGCCGATGCGGCGGAAAACGACACCGCGTCCCTGGGCTAAAGGAGATCTGCCATGGCCAATCTGGTGCAACACGGCACGGCTGGCGGGACGGCGATCAATGTCGACATGTCCCGCATCGAGCACGGCGCGCCGGTCAAGGTGCGCCTCAGCGCGAGCTATGCGATGATCGATGCGCCGGGCCTGCCGTCGCGTCCCGGCTTAACGGGCGCTTCGGGCTCCAATCTCGACTATCCACGCACCATTGCCAATGGCACGACGCTGACGCTCCTGAAGGGCGAGGCTGACGCATTGGTGACCGCCGGAAAGGCGAGCTACGTCTGATGACCATCATCCGTAAGCTCATGCCGGCGCAGGTCAGTGCGCTCGGCGACGACGAGGTCGAGGTCATCATCTCGACCGGTCAGCGCGCGCGCGACGGGCACATCTTCGAGCCGCAGGGTTGCGATCTCGCGAACTATCTGCGCAACCCGATCGTGCTCTGGCAGCACGATCCCGAGCAGCCGGTCGGCAACGCTGCGGAGATCGCCGTTGACGGCGACAAGATCCGCGCGCGCGTCAAGTTCGCGCCCGCCGGCATTTCGCCCAGGGCCGACGAGATCCGCGGCCTCGTCAAGGCTGGGGTCGTGCGCGGCGTCTCCGTCGGCATGGAGCCGATCGACGCCGAGCCGATCGACGCTGCGAAGCCGCGCGGCGGCCTGCGCGTCAGCGCGTGGGAGCTGCTTGAATTTTCCTTCTGCTCTGTCCCCGTGGACACGGAGGCTCTGGTGACCGCACGATCCGAGAAGAAACCGGAATGGAAGGTCGGTGCCTCGCGCGACCTGGCGATCGACGACAGCGACGCGTGGGACGGTCCGGCCGCTGCCAAGTCGATCTTTGAGCACGCCGGCGGCGATGAGTTCGATCCCGCGAAGGCGCGCCAGGGCTTCCTGGTCTACAATGCTGCCGAGCCCAAGCTCCGCGGCTCGTACAAGCTGCCGATCGCGCATGCCGTCAACGGCGAGCTCAAGGTGCCGAAAGGCGCGATCCGCGCGGCCGCATCGCGGCTGCCGCAGGCCGATATTCCTGACGACGTCAAAAAGCGCGCCCAGTCGGTGCTCGACCATTACAAGGAAAAGGCCGGCATCGGCGAGGAGGACGAGAAGGACAGCGAGCGCGCCCTCAAGGCGAAGCTCACGCGGGCGCTTGCGCTCGCGCCGCGGATCCCGGTCCTGCGCAGGGGGCTGTACGAGGTCGCAGGCCTCGCGCACCTGCTGCAGCACATGGGCTACTGCCACGACGCCTCCGAATTCGAGGCGGCGATCGAGGGTGACAACAGCCCGGTGCCCGGCATGATCGGCGAAGCGCTGGTCGCCGTGGGCAAGGCGCTTGTCGCCATGACCCAAGAAGAGGTCAGCGAGCTGCTCGAGGGCAAGGATCTCGAAATCGAGGAAGAGGACGACATCGAGCTCGTCGAGGTGACGGTCGAGGAGCGGGCCTTCATTGCTGCGGCCAAGACGCCGCGCGTGCGCGCCTGGCGGCGTGGCATCGCGCTCGCACGCGCGGGCCGGACGCTCTCGGCTGCGAACGAGAAGCGCCTCGAGCAAGCGGCCGACCATCACGAGCGTGCGATGAAGCACCACGGTGCCATCGGCGAGCAGCACCAGGCGCTGAAGCGCAACATGGATGCCATCACCGCGGCGCAGGAGAAGGTGCGCAGCGCACATGAGAAGCTCGGCGACGCGCTCGAAGCCGCGCAGAAGAATCCGGCCGAGGCGCAGGACCACGTCGAGCGTGCGCTACGCCATCACAAAGCGATGGCGCCGCAGCTCGATGCCGGCGATGAGGCGCAGGGCGACATGGCGGATCACCATGCCGACCTCGGCGATGCGCACGCCGCGATGGGCCGCGCCATGAAGCGCGCCGCGCGCTGCATGCGGGCTGTGCTCGACGGCTCGAGCACGGCCGCCTCCGGCGAGGACGGCGATAGCCGAGAAATCCAGAAATCCGGCGGCGCTGCGGAGGACGGGGGCTCGCGCAGCCTGCGCTCGGCCCTGCGTTGCCGAGTTGCGGCGCTCGCTCTGAACTAAAACTCGGAAACTCCGAGCTGCCCTCATTGAGCCGCCTGGGCACCGGCATCCGCAGCGCCGATAGAGCGCCGCATCTCAGAAAGGACTGACGATGGAAAAACGAGCGACGCTGCTCGCGAAGCGCGCGGCATTGCACGACAAGATGAAGGCCATCAGCGAGAGCGACGGCCCCATCACGGACGACCAGCAGAAGGAATTCAACGGCTACGAGGCCGAGGTTAAGGCGATCGATGCAAGCATCGCTCTGATCGATCGCGCTCGTGCCGTCGTCGAAAAGGCGCCGGTTGCCGATCAGGACGCCCCCCGTGCTGTTGTCGCCGATGACGACCCCTATACGAACGAGGATGCCGCGAAGCGCCGGGGGCTGAAGACCCACAGGGGACTGCGTGCAGTCGCCTGCGCGAAGATGTTCGACGCGGCTGGCCGCAGCTTGCAGGGCGCGCGCGAGCTGGCGCAGGCGAGCTTCGGCGAACGCCACCCGATCGTGCGCGCGTTCGAGCCTCGCCGTGATCCCTCCACGCGCGCCTTGGTCGTTTCGGTCGGCGCCTCGGGCGGTTTCATCGTGCCGCCCGACTACATGAACGAGATCATCGAGCTGCTGCGCCCGCAGGCGGTCGTCCGCGGCGCCGGGCCCCGCGTCATCCCGATGCCGCGCGGCACCATGACCCTGCCGGGCCAGTCGGCTGCGGCGACGGCCTCCTACGGCACCGAGGTGGCGCCGATAGCGTCCTCCCAGCAGACGCTCGATTCCATCATCGCGAGCTTCAAGAAGCTCACGGCGCTCGTGCCCGTCACGAACGACATGATGCGGTACGCCGATCCCGCAGCCGACGCCTTCGTGCGCGACGACCTGGTGAAGGTGATCGCGCTGCGCGAGGATTTGGCCTTCCTCACCGGCGACGGCACCGCCGCGGGCCCGATGGGCTTCACTGCCTTCGCCAACCGCTTCGCCGTGAGCGGCGGCGGCACGGCCGGCGTCTGGAGCGCGAGCGGTAACTCGACCGCGGCCGTGGGCGGCAACTTCATCACCTCGAACGAGACCTACAATCTCGCGACGGTGGCGTCGGAGCTGGGCGGTCTCGTCAACAAGCTCGACACCGCGAACGTGCCCGACACGAAGCGCGTGTGGTTCATGCACCCGCGGAGCTTCAATTACCTCTTCAACGTCCAGAACTCGCTCGGCGTCTATGTCTACCGGGACGAGCTCACCCGCGGGACGCTGCTGGGCTATCCCTTCAAGAAGACCACGCAGCTGCCGATCAATATCCACGACACGTCGAGCACCAACACCGACTGCTCCTTCGTGATCCTCGCCGAGATGGATGAGGCGATGATCCTCGACAGCATGTCGCTGGAGCTCGCGGTGTCGCGCGAGGGCACCTATGTCGACGCCAACAGCGTCACCTGGTCGGCCTTCCAGTCGGATCAGACGTTGATCCGCGCGATCGCCGAGCACGACTTCCAGATCCGCCACGACGCCGCCGTCGCGGTGGCGCAGTTCGTGCGCTGGGCGCCCGCGATCTCGTAATCGCTGCTGCATTGGCTGCCTGAGAGCGGAGCGGGCATTATGCCCGCTCCGCCTCAGCCCTTTGACTCTCTCTCCTCGAGGAGATGCTTTCCATGGTTTCCATCGTCACGCAGCGCAACATCGGCGCGCTGCTCGCCATCGTCACCAGCGTCGAGCCGCAGAGCGCCTCGGCTGGCACCATCAACGGCGGCTCGATCGACCGCCAGCTGCACAGCATGGCCGGGTCCTGCGTGCTGCATCAGGCGGTGGGCGCCGTCGGCGGCGCGCCCAGCACGACCAGCGTCACGACCAAGCTGCAGGACTCGGCTGACGGTTCCAGCTTTGCCGACTACAAGCCGGATGGCGTGAACACCGCGACCACCGCCGCGCTCACCGCGGCGAACACCGAAGACAGCCTCGCCGTCGATCTCACGGCAGCTCGGCGCTATCTGCGTGCGGTGACGACGGTCGCCTTCACCGGTGGCGCTTCGCCGACCGCGCTCGTCGCCTCCGACGTCGTGCTCGGCGGCGAGAACACGATCGCTGCCGTCTGACGGCTGCTCCTGCGACGCCGGAAGCTCCGGCTCCGGCGTCGCCTTCTTCTTCTGAGGGCCGCATGAAAATCGTCACCTTCACGCGCGACATGCGCCCCTGGCAGAAGGGCCAGGACGCCGTGCTTCCCGACGACATCGCGCGCAAGGTGCTGGCGAGCGGCGAGGCGGAGAATCCGCGGCCTTTCCCGCCGCAGGACGTCGCGCCGGCCGGCGCGGTGCCGCCGACGCGCGGCCGCGGCTATTCGACCCGCAAGCGAGGCTGACACATGCCGGACCGTTACGCAGGCACGGGCGACGATCTTCTGGCGCCGGCGCAGCACGCCGTCGCCGTCACGCCGAGCGACAGCCAGGCGCTCGCCAACGCGTCGAAGCGGCTCTGGATCGGCGGCGCGGGCAACGTGACCTTGATCACGGTCGGCGGCGAGACCGTGACCTACAACTCGGTTCCCGCCGGGACCTATCTCAAAGTGCGCGCTAACCAGGTCAAGGCGACCGGAACGACCGCGACGAACATCGTCGCCGAATTCTGATCGCGCACCATGGCGGTCGAGGTCATCAACACCGTGCTTATCGCGGCGTCTGCGACGGCGCCGGCGGGAGCCTATGATCTGACGGACCTCAAGACGGTCTATGACGAGCTGAACCTGCCGGCGAGCAACACCGCGGACGCCGCATTTCTACAGCGCGCGATCAGCCAGGCCTCCAGGACGATTGCGAGCTACTGCAATCGCGTCTTCCCCGTCGAAGCAGTGCAGGACGAGATCTTCATCCAGCAGGATCCCTATCCCTGGCAGGTGCCGGGCGGGGTCTATGCGCTGCAGCTCTCGCGCTGGCCGCTGGTGGGCACGCCGCCGGTGATCTTCACCGGCAACACGCATGGCACCACGCTGGTCGACGGCATCGCATCGACGGCCGGACTTTCCGCCGGCATGTTGGCGTTCGCGGCCGATGGCAGCCTGCCCTCGACGGCAGCGATCGAGGCGGTCAGCGCGAACTCGGTCACGCTCACCGAGAGTGCCACCTCGAGCGAGACCGGTCTCTCGCTGACAGCTGGGATGCAGGTGGTGCAGACGCTCTCGGCGACCGAGGCGCAGACCCTGGTCTATGGCACCGATTTCACCATCGATGCGGCAAAGGGCTGGCTGATCCGGCTCAACAATTTCAATGGCGCCTCGGAGCGCTGGGAATCCGAGCCGGTCACCGTGCGGTATCAGGCTGGCTACGCGTCGATCCCGGACGACCTCGTCGATGCGTGCCTCCGGCTCGTGACCATGCGCTACAAGCTGCGCGGTCGCGATCCGACGCTGCGCTCGCGCGGCGAGCCGAACCTCGGGCAGGAGCAGTACTGGATTGGCACGCTCCCAGGGCAGCGCGGCTCGCTGCCGCCCGAGATCCAGGCGCTCGTCGACCCCTACCGCGTGCCGGTGACCGCCTGATGCCCGAGATCCAGTACCTCGTCACCGGCGATCGCCAGGTCGCGCTCAAATTCGACCGGTTTCCGCAGCAGGCGCATGACCGGCTGCTGGCGCGCATCCAGGCGCTCACCGCCGAGCTCGAAGCGCGAGTGCTGGCGGCCGAGCCGCGGCGCACCGGGCGTCTGCACAGCGCGACGATCAGCAAGGTCTACGACGATCAGGAGAAGATCGGCGGTCGGGTCACGGTGCGGGCGGATTTCGCGAAGGCGGCGGCACTCGAATATGGCGCGCATCGGCCGACGAAGGTTGCGGCGCACGAGATGCGACTCGATCACGTCTTCGCCGAGCGGCTGACGGCACCGATGACGGTGATGGTGATGCTGCACCGGCGCATGCCCAACATCGCCGCCTATCGCTTTCTGCGCGGGCCCTTGGCGCAGATGGCGCCGGAGATCCAGGCCGAGCTTCAGGCGGCGGTGGCGGAAGCGGCCGCTGAGAGCCCGTGAACGTTTCCCGCGACACGATCACCGACGCGCTCCAGAAGCTGGTCTTCGCGGTCGCCGACTTCAAGACCACCGGCGAACGCGTCAGCCATTGGGATCAGGTGGCGAACCAGCCCGCCGCCTTCGTGCGCTGGCTCGGCGACGCTTATGGCGGCGCGGACCTCATCATGGTCCCGGTGACCCTGCACTTCGAGATCTGGTTCTACGTGAAGGCGCCGAGCCCGACGTCATCTGCGGCTGAGCCGCTGCGCGAGCTCGTCGACGATCTCGAGGCGGCGATGGCGCCGGACGATCCGCGCACGAACCGTCTCACCTTGGGCGGCCTGGTGCAGGACTGTCGCCTCGAAGGCGAGAGCCTCATCGACCAGGGCGATGTCGGCGGCCAGGGCAAAGCCGTGATCCCGGTGCGCATCGACGTGCCATGGGTCCGGATGTGGGCGCCCTCGGCCTGATCCTATCGGACCGCGCTCTCAGCTACCGCCAGGCCTGCGCGGTGCAGGCATCAAACCCCCGTGACCGTTTGACCCAGGAGCCTCTGCGATGAGCACCAATTCGGTTCCCCAGGCCGTCTTCGGCCCGGGCTCGCTCTACATCACCCGCACCGATGTCGCCAACGCGACGCCGGTCAATATCGGCTACTGCCAGGAGTTCTCGTATGACGAGGCCGGCGAGCTGAAGGAGCTCTACGGGCAGAACCAGTACGCCCTGATGGCCGCGCGCGGCACCGTGAAGGCGACCGGCAAGGTGAAGCAGGCGACCGTTTCCGGCATCGCGCTCAACGCGGCGATGTGGGGGCTTGGCTTCACCGCGGGGCAACTCGCGCTGACGAGCACGGCCTCGACCGCCATTCCGGCGACGCCCTATCAGATCACGCCGGTGGTGCCCAACACCGGCACCTACGACACCGATCTCGGCGTCATCTACGGCTCCGGCCCCAATGTCGGCCAGCCGCTCACCAAGGTGACGAGCTCGCCCGCGCAGGGCCAGTACAGCGAGGCGGCCGGCGTCTACACCTTCGCCGCGGCCGACACCGGCACCAGCGTCGTCATCACCTTCGCCTACACCTACACTGGCTCGGGTCAGAAGCTCACGGTGACCAACCCGTTGATCGGCACGAACCCGACCTTCCAGCTCGACTATGCGTCGACGCTCTACGGCGCGGGCTACTACGTGCGCTTCTTCAACTGCATCGCGACGAAGCTCACCCGGGCGCACAAGCTCACCGATTTCATGATGCCCGAGATCGACTTTTCCTTCTTCGCCAATGCAGCGGGACAGGTCTACGAGCAGAGCTTCGCGGCCGCCGCCTAGGCGAACGCCGTTCGCTTCTCCGGCCCGGCAGCCGGAGCCCCGACCGCCCCCAAGGCGGTCATCGCGCGATGGACGGGCGGCGTCTGCCGGCGTCGCCCGTCACCCCTTCCGGCAGAGGACCATGGGAAAACCCATCACCATCACGCTGGGCGGCCAGCCGTACACGATCCGGCCGCTCACCGTCGGCCAGCTCGAGGACATCACCGTCGCGATCCTGGCCCCCGACACCGACGACACCCAGAAGAACGCCCGCCTCGGCTTCGAGCGGATGATCGAGGCGCTCGCCGCGGCGCTGAAGGAAGACCACCCGTCCGTCACGGTCGAGGCGATCCGCAAGATGCGCATCACCCGGCATGAGCTCATGACCGCGCATGCGCAGGTGCTGGAGCATTCGGAGATCGCCTCGGTGCCGATCCCGCTTGAGGAGATCCAGGCGGCGCTCGCCAAGGATGGCGTGGCGGACGCCAAGGCCCCGGTCACGCGCGAGCGTCTCCTTCTCGCCTACCATTCAGCGCTGGCGCGGCGGAGCGCACCCCCGCTGGGGGAAGGCGAAGCGGGAGCGGCATCGACTGGCCCTGGCTCGTCGGTCGCCTGAGCACGGGGCTCAAGAAGCTCCCGTCGGAAATCCGACGAATGCCGTTCCCGGACGCGGCGCGTCAGCTGCGCTATTGGGAGAGCTTCCCGCCTGAACACGAGATCCTCGCCATGCTGGCAAAATGCTTCACCAGCTGGGAGCCCAAACCCTGGAATGACGACCGGCCGGATGCCGAGCGTCTGCAAGCCGAGGGTGTCATGGGGCCGGCGGAGTTCGCCGAGCACTT